CCGATTCTGTGAGGGCGGACTACAACACGAATCCGTCGATAGCGTCGTACTCGTATTCGCCAGCATCACCTTCAGCCCAGTACGCATCTTTGTAGCCGCCGTACAGCCGTGGGCGTCCGTCAATATCACCACTGTCACGCCCATCAACTTGGCGTCGGTGGGACTCCCATGCGGAGCCGTATGATGGACGCGACTCGAACGTTGGTGCATACGAACACGTGTCACACACCATTCGACAGCCGTCTTTCATGAACGTGCCGTTGTCACAGACATGGCACTCGCGTTCAGTGGTACGGTAGTCACTGTCGTTCATTATTCACCGCTTCCGTCGGAAGTGGTTGAATGTCGGCCATCAGCTTGCTGATTGCCGCGTGAATCGTATGCGGTTTTCGTGATGTCCTTGAATGTGTCCCACATATCTTCGATGGAGCCATATTCAAATTCTCCCCACTTATCGTCGTACCAGTGAGCATCTGTGTACGCGGCATCTTCAACATTTTGCTCGTCGTACAGATGCTCGACGTGGTTCGGAACAGTATGGCTATGGACCTGCCAACTGTCTTCCTCGGGACAGATTCGCCATACCTCAATCCTATCGACTTTATCGGGACCGTTATCTGCCTTCTCGACGGCCTTCATGTAGGCAACCGACTGTAGCCGATGCTTCTGTCGAAGGGCAGAACTGGTCTTCAAGTCGGCCACAACGACATTACCCTCGGGGTCTTCGTACAACATATCGCACTGTCCGCCATACCCATCTTCGCCGTTGACAAGATACCGCTCGACAGTGATAACCGACTCTGTATCGACACCTAATTCGTCACAGATGTCGAGGAACTGTTCAGTGAAGTAATCCACGTCACGACGACAGATGTCTGCCAACTCCGTGTCCGCAAACATCGCTTCGTACTGCTCACGCGAATCGACCACACCTTTGTTCGCCAGAATAGAGTACGTGATGTCGTCCAAATCATGTGAGGCAGTGTCGAAGGTGCCTTCAGATGGCCCATCTGACACTTGTGTCATCGAATCGGCTTCTTCTTCGCCCCACATATTTTCAGACACGTCAAAGGCATCTTCGAAATGCTGAAGTGCCTGATAGTGACACAGGGTTCCACGAGGGGCCGAGTACCAGTAGATATGCTCGTGATGTGGATTCCCGTCAGTGCCGTCGTTGCGGGACTTCCATTTCTCTAAGCCCGTCGTATCTTCTTGCAGAAAGCCTAAGACAGTTGTGACACTCAAAACGCTATTATCTCCATCGCTGTACCAGCGTAGTCCGTTCTCGGTTTTTCGAGTTATATCCATCGCTACTGATAAATATGTTGTACATACATAAAAAAGGTTCGGATTAATTAGTTACCAGACTTCAGTTTGGCAACGTTCTTGCCGAGTGCAATGGAAACCAGTCCGCCGACTACGTATGCGTCTGTGACGCCACCGTAGATAACGATGGCGGCAATCGCACAGACGGCAAACACGTCTGTAACGTGGTCGAGTGCATATGCGAGTCGTGGTTTGTCAGTCATGTCTGTTGTAGTTATATTCTGATTTGTTTAGTATCGACACTATCATGCCATCAGTCGAATCGTACTGTGGGTTCGTAATGTGTTCTGCACCCTCCCGCACAGACGTTTCAGTGTGAGAATACACATCCGTATGGCCGTTAGGTGTATCGAACAGATACACGTGGTGCTGTTCTGATGTGTCTGATGGGTCGTACACGTATGAGCCAGTGGCCCATTGCCGTCCGCTCTCAGTTTCACGATACTTCCGATTCGACAGCAGATTTCTGTCGTAGTAGCCGCTGTCCATCAACAGCCGTTCAACAGTATCCGAACCCGCTTCGACTGTCAACAGATATTCTCTCGAACTCTTTTCTTTGATGAACGGATGTATGTGTCCAAATCGCTTGTGTGCGGCTTCGAATAGGATTCTTCTATCATCTTCGACCCAATCATCGTCTGGCCCAAGAAACCGCTCCACGCGCCGTAGAACGGCCATGAGCTGTTCGAGAATAGGGTCGAGCGCCCGATACAACTGATTCGACATTACTGCTGTAGGGACTGCTGAATGGACTGCCGTTTTTCCTGAAGGTATGTCTCACTGATAGCCTGTTCTACCTGTAGGGCCAGCCAGTCTTCCAGTTCAATCTGTGGCGGAAACTGTTCTTCAAGCACGTCAGCGAGACCGTCAGTAACTTCAATCGTGTACTCAGTCATTTAATTTCACCACTGATTTCGGATTCGATTTCATCAGTCGTGCCGAAATAGACTGAGAGCGTGTCAATCGTGTCCCGAAGGTCGTCCATGACGTGTGGATAGTCCGCGTCATCAGCGTCACGAAGCGAAACGTGAATGTGACAGCGAGACTCACTTTCGGCATCGGGATACTGGTAGCGGATGAACGCAACGTCATAGGTCCCGCTGGTAGAGGAATTACTGCCGTCCAGCGAATCAAGCTCCTCGATAAGTGTCGGGATGTCTGTGGGCGATACATCAGTAACTTCGTTGTTGTATTTTAGTTCGACTGCCATCGTTATTAGTTGTAGTTATAGTGGTATAAGTCTTTTGGTTAGCACGGCATAGCTCCTGCACAATCGGGTTGATTTCGGACAATCGGAATACAGATAGCGTTGGCTATCAGACCGATTGCGAACACAGTACGTCGCTTCACAGAATTTAGTATAAGATAATCACGGTAGAGATTGAGCAATCATAGCCCCGCCACGGGTCGTAGCTTCCACTGTTGCATATCCGAACGAATAATTGTCGTAGAGATTAACTTGAAGATACGCAATTGAGTTGTCATTATCGTCAACTTTCACTCTAATATTATTGCTAATACTATAGGTGGTTCCTGCACTACCCCAATTATTTAACCCGCCTTTACTAATAGCTCCTTCCTCAATTACTTGATTACCACCAGCAATATCTTCAAATATCAAACTGGCCCTTATACGAAGGTTTTCATTACTTGAAAATGGGCTTTCAAAGCGTACCATCGTAGACCAACCATAGACGTTATTACCAGTTGCGAACCTCTCTTTGTAATCTAAAATATTTTCATCAGACCACCTTTGAGAGGTTTGATGCGAGAGTTCAGCGTTCGTCAGTTCGAGCGTGCCGACGCTGGTGCCAGTGGTGTACGTGACGCCATCGAAATTGCCTTGGCCATCTTTGAAAATAATTGGTGTGTCAGAATATCCGACAATCTGGTTGTAGTTCCCTCTGTTCAAACTTATTACCTTATTGCCTTGCTCGTCACCAATGCGGGTCCTCACACTGCTAATTTCCATACGGTTATTCCCACTCCCATCTTCGATGGCTTTCCCTGTGGCGAGGCGGAGGTCATTACCATCACCAGTCAGGTCAAGGTATCCTTGAGCAGTGTCAATGAGCGCATTGCCGTTGAGGTTGAAATTGGTCGACGCCGACTGTGCGCCATTAGCCTCGTCAACAATTCCGTCGCCGTCAGCGTCAATGTCGTTTAACGCCGAGCGGGTTTCGTCTTCAAGCGTCCCAACGGAGTCCCAAAGGTAGTCGAGATGTTTCTCATTAACTTGGTCGCCCCCTTGGTATTCGAAATTGCTTGGTGGTTGCTCACCAGTGTCGCCCCAACTCGGAAAGAGACTACTAATTGACCATGCCATTGTTATGTTAGTGTGTAATCTTTAAGATTATATGTCGGATGTTAGTGTGCCGCCTGTGGAAATAGTGTCACTCGTAAGCCCTTGGTCTGCATCTGAAACTTGTGAATCATTGATAACTGTAAATGTCCCACTCTTAAACGCTTCTATTGCGTGGCCAGCAATTACAATATCTGCTAAGATGTTGTTGATGTCTGTCGTAGTCAGCACTGAGTTGTTAACGACTGGTGCGTCGATAAATATATCTACCGTTGCAGTGTTGTTCGCATCTTTTTCCCATGCTTCTTCGAGACGTATTCTGTCAATAGTTGTCTCAAGTATGGCAGCAGTAATATTGAGAATATCACTAAACGTCCCACTGGACCGTCCAGCAGCCAAGATACCTATTATTCTGGCACGGTACCTGTCGTCGGCTTCATTTTCTTTTCGTTTAATACCATTAAGAAGCCCAATCCTATCAAGCTGTTCACCAGACGCATAGTTTATCTGACGCGACTCTTTAATTGCATCTAACTGTCGTGAAACAGCATCCTTCTGCTCGCCTAACGCACCAGCCAGTTGGGTGTTGGTGCCACGAAACGGTATTCCGTCCGTCGCCCACACATCTCGAATTTCGTCAACAGAGTTATGCTCGTCACCGATTTCGAACAGCCCATTAATTTCTTCTTCTGACAATACTTTACGGTAGTAGCGAGTGTCATCGAGATTGCCAGCAAGTGTATTGTGAACCGTGTCTTTGCCGACGAATAGGTCTGTTGCAGAATCAACGGCAAACCCGTTGGTTCGAACAGATGCTTCACTGACTGTATCAAGATACAGTTTCAGAAAACCATCGGCACTGTAGGTCCATGTGACGTGATACCACGTATTTTCCGATGGCGACGTATTTGTGTATATCGGGCCAACAGTATTGCCTTGGAAATCGGTGACGGCCACAGCAATCGCGTCTTGTGTCACATCGTACCACGTCTGATGGACACTGTTGCCAGCAATGGCTCTATCAGTTGACAGTCGACCAAAGTTTACCCACGTAGAAAATGACGCAGCGTTCTCGCCGCCAATAACCGTTGGCGATTCAACAAATGCGTTTGCATTGCCATCGAAGTGGGCAGATTGCCCTATCGTCCCCGTGTCAGATTGTCCAACACCGCTACTAACAACACCATTATTCGACTGCGGGGAAAGGTCTATGGCACTATTGTTACCGACAAAGTTGAAGGTGTAGTGTAGTACACATTCACGCCTTTGTGGCTCAGGACTAAAATCACTCATTCGTTACACTCGTGTGATGTTTAGTGTGATTGAACTGTCTTCAGCGTTCGTATTGCCAACTTCGTTACTGGCAATGTCAACAATTTCTAACCCGTTCGAATCGGTTGTAGTCGAAGGGGTAAAGCTATACGACGATATGCCAATTACTCCCGTGTCAGACGGTCCCGTGACAACATCTTCAATCTGGTCGACGTAGATGTTTTCATCGACGCCAGTGCCGAGGAGTGTTGTGCCATCGGATAGCGTTCCGCCAACGTAGTCAACAATTTTGTCACGAAGGCAGTCGGAACCGATAAATTCATCATTGACAACGATGTCCAGCGTCATGTCAATACTGACAGTGTTTGGCTCCGTCCAATTAATCGTAAAGACTTGCTGGTTGTCGGCCTCAACTGTTTCCGAGACGGCAGTACCGTGTGCCCCGCCGTAATCGCGTGCCGTAAAGCCCTTCGTCTCGAAGATGGTGTCGGCAACATCTTGGTCGGGGTCAGTACCATAATACACCACTTCGAAGGATTTTGGCGGAAGTCCGCCAGTGCCAGTGTTGTCGTCGTTCGTCTTATTCTCGTATATTGTAACCGATTGGGCTTGCGGAAGCGAAGACACGTTGGCAAGCAGTGCGAGCACAGTTGCTTCACCACGTTCGCCCTCAGAAATCTGTATCCTGTCGCGAAGTTCCTCGTCAGATTCTTCTTCAGTACCAACGTCGAACTGAATTGTGTTCGTCAGACGATGTTTGTCATCCCCCATCGGGAATGGGTTTGTTACTTCGTTAACACCACTCGGCACAGACGGCAGTACGACGAGCGTGTTTTTGGCAATGTTGCCCACGGGACCACCTTCTCGGGCACGAGCATTTGCTTGTACCGCGTATTCACCAGAGTGGTCCCAGTATTTATTTTCACTGCCGTCGAGCGAACTGAATCCAAATCCACCTTCTCCAATCTCGTCTTCTGACGTAACTTTTATTTCGGAGACAACAACATTGTTTGCGTCTATTAGTTGACTGACGATACGCCCATTTTCTTCACCTTCCCACTTGATTTCGTTTCGAAGCCATTCGGTTTCGGGAATTGTGGCATTTGTGTCAGAGGCCAGTGTTGTGATACCGCCAGCCGAGGTCGATATTTCTATGTGGTGTTCGCCACTCGCTTCGATGCGGATACGATAGTAGTTGTCGGCATCGAGAACACCAAATAGGTTGGCACACGCTGCTGGCGTTGCTGTATCATTTTGTAGATAGTTCTGGAAGGCAATGAGCGAGCCACGGGAACACAGTACATCGTCATCATACACTGTTGAACCATCAACAGCAAACGATTTTAGTGAAAAATTACCTTGTGTGGCAGACGGTTCAGATGACGCAGACCCATCTACGACATTGAAATCGGCAGTTTGACCCTTGTATGCAGTTCGAAGTGCGCCCGACTCAAAATCATCGAACTTCGACAGAGACACTGTTTCAGCCGTTTCGAACCGAGTTGGGTCATCGACATTCGTCTGGACAACAGTACCATTGTCTATCGGGTATTCAGCGTCCGAGATGCCGTTGTGTCGAAATTCAACAATACCAGTCGAGCGGGTGGCAGAGCGGCGTGAAATGCCAAGGATACTGACGAGCCTGTCAAGGTTTTCACCTTCAGCACCATCGAGATAGGCCGCCTCATGCACTTCGGACAGCGCGGTTTCGATAGTCGCACTGTCGACACCGCTTATTGCATTTGCAAATGTGCGAAATGCGCTGGAATCAGTAAGGTCAATGTTTTCGCCAAACTCATTGCGTAGCTCGGCCTCAAGAAACTGTAGTATATCATCACGTTCTCGCTGTACGTAGGTGTTTCCGACAAGGGGCATTATCCAATCAACTCCAATTCAAATGATTCATTATAACTTACAAACACTTTGACAGTCACTCGCCCAGTTGCTTTATTGACTCGTGTAACTTCGACTTGCAGTACATCATCAATTTGTGTATCGCGCTCGATTGCCTTCGTGATTTCACCTTCAGCTTCGGTGTACGTACTTCCGTTTAGTGGTTTCCCAACTAAATCACGAACAGCATTACCAGCCTGTATCATCACAGACTGTTCGACTGTTTCAATTGGGTCTGTAATCCGCAAGTCTCCGTCAGCACCAATCTCTACTTGCCTATCAGTGTCGAGGCGCAAATCGTATAGTGGGTCGCCGTCAATCATACTGTTGTTGTGTCAAATGTAACTGTATTTCCGTTTTCTTGGCCACGGTACTCGTTGATGTCTGTGCGATACCACACAGCGCCATCAACGGCTTCTGTGGGGTCGTCAGAGACTTTCGGGACGACGCCAAAGGGTCCATGAATGTATGTTCCGCCATTGTCTTCAGCGCCGATGTGACGCTCGTCAGCGGCATATGCTCGGGACGGGGCTTCACGCGAATAGATGGTTCCAAGCGTTAGTGGCTCACCGTTTTTGAGGCGGCCAAATACTATCATGTCGCCACGGGACGGTAGTGCAACGTCACCACGTTGGGGCACCATTACCGTCGAGCCAGTCGGCCCGTTACCACCGTCACCAACGTCAGTGATTTCCTTCATCACAATCTGGTGGTCAACGTCATCTGGAACTGCCGTTACGACACCTAAACCTAATGCAAAATCACGCTTTGCCCGCTCAACCTTTTCGTTGGCGTTTTCAAATGGATTATATGTCATTGCTGTTGCACCATCTGTGTCTCTTCATCGACAATAACGATGTTCGTCTCGTTGGCCCATATGGATGGTTTGACGTAATTGCGGTACGTCCCTTCTTGCATTTCGTATTTGACAGATTCTATTTCGTACTGTACTGGTTCTTGCTCAAATTCTGTTTGGCCGTTACACACTTCAAAAGTGTCTACACGGTCGAAGGGCATCATTCTCGCATTGCCATTCGTCACTATTTCCCCCTCTGCTGGCTCTGCAAGTATATCAGTCAATCTCTTACGTGCTTCTTTTTTCGCGCCGTTTAGCGTTGTTGCGTCGGACTCTACCAGTTTGCCCGTCATCTCAAACTCGTCAGCGGCTTGATATAGTGATGGTGAACGTGCTTTTGCGACTGGATATTCACGTGCAGGCGTCTCGTACTCAAGTGCGTTTTCGTTATCCCCGTCGTCATTGAAAGGATTATAACTTCCACCAACTTCTTCAAGATTAATATTCAATCCAGACGCACGTCGTGTAAATCCATCGACAAGTGCTTCGTTTTTGGCACCACGCACCACCAGTGTGTTTACAGGGTTTGTTTCGTACAAAGCTGTGTTAGACAACACAGAAATTGGTGCATGATAATTATATTCGTCTGAACCTTCCTCTCGCGGCTGTAGCGTGGCACCCGCAGCACTCACATCAGCTTGTGTAATTACTTCTTTCTGTGCCCATAGCCGTCGAGATGGAATAATGTCTACAACAAGCTCTACCGAATACGTTTTTGGCTCGAAGTGAAGTTTTGCACCAGTTTTTTCTTCAAACCAGACAAACAAGTCACTAAGTGTGTCTCGGTTAGAAGAAAACTCTTTTGTTCGAGTTCTGGCAGACGAGGCTAACGAAACAATGGATGGAAATGTGCCGATGACTGGGACTGTCGATAGTGCTGCCGCCTCAAACAGTTCATCTCCCGTAAACTGTTTTCCTTCAGTATCGATAGTTGTTGCAGTAAAGTCTTCACCGATTTCTTTTGGCACTTCGACAACATCTTCGTCATCGCCAATTGGGAAATCGACTTGCCCGTCTGGAACAAATTGTTCTTCTTCGAGACTGTAGTATGCTGTTCCTGCACCACCACGCCCCACTGCGCCACCACGTCTGTACACATCAGCAGTAGACGACTCTTGTTCGCCAAATACACTTGCTGCTTTTGTAAACTCTTGTTCAGTCTGTGGCGGAATGACTGTCACGCCAGACATCGGTATCGGTGTATTATCGTTAACACGCTGTGCAATTTCTTCTATTGCTTCCTCAATAGTCGGGTCAGTAAATGATATTCCAACAGGCACACCGCTAAGTAGTTGTGAAAAGTCATAGACCCACATTTTATGCCTGTTTTGATTTTGTGTCCCACCGACACCACTAATCCAACCATAGTGTTGCAGAATCCACGTCCCATCACCGCTTCGCCACCAGATTCTTGCATGGCGGAATGCGTCTTGGCCACTATAATTATTAAGATTAAACTCGCTGCCACGAAGCGAAGAAGGTGATTCTATATTTTCTATTGTTCTTTCTAATGGGCTTGTTGTAAGAAACTCCCTATCTTCTTCGTCGCCAGAATACGGTCGCTGTTGTCCGCCATCAGTATCTCCCGTATCTTGAAATCCTTTAACGAGACGCCGTGGAGAATTATGTATAACATCATCAGTGTTTTCGCCCCACTCTGTTGGAAATTCTATCTTGGCAGTTCGCTGAATTTGTGAATCAGAACCCTTTTCAATCCACTGTTCAACTTTTTGCGTAGGAATCTCAATCCACGTGTACGGAGTGTCACGGTTTTGTGTACCAACAGTCAACAAATCATATACTGCCACGTCGACACGAAACTCTTGGTTGCCGCCGCGAATAATTACTTCGTCTTTTGGGGTGATAAATCTATTTGGTCCAACTTTTTCAAAATTAGACAGCGTAAATGTGGTTTGTGGCTCGTTAGACCCAATTCGATATAGACCAACTTCTAATTCAACAAGTTTTGTTCTGTCCGCATCAAACTGTGTTTCTGGTGGGCGAACAACAAGCCTGTTTACACTTTCTTGGTAGTTGATATTTGTATCGTCTGCCACGTCAAACTGTGTCGAGGAGCCGCCACTTTCAGTATCTTCTGAGCGGTCTGGCACACGAACTTCCACAACACAGCGTTTGTCTTCGGACTCACAACTCCATTTAGACGGGAAATCTGATTGTGTGACCATTATGTATCAGTCTCACCTATCTGTAGCTGAAACTCAAATGCCTGTTCGATGTCGTTCGTGGATGGGGTTCTAATCGCGGGAATATCGGAACGCTGTGTAATTACGGTGTTAGATAGTTCAAACTCAGCCGCACCACCAATAATCTCAGACTGTATTTCAATCGTATCAGACGGCGCAATAATATCTCGCAATTCCTGTAGCGAAAGATTGTTTTCACGACGTTCATTTGTCACGATTCCCGAAACACGAATGTTCCATCCTTGATTGCCAAGTGTGTTTCTTTCGACATTACCACACTGGTCAGAGACAGATGTCATGTTACTGTCGTTTTCAATCTCCATTTCCCGTGTCACTTCAGGCTGTTTGAACCCACTTCCATCGACCCGAATGGCAAACGGTGTTTGGACCAACTCGATGGTTTTTTCTTCTTCCCGCTGCTCCTCATCAACGAGGTCACGTATATCTTGTACAACTTCTACTCTTGTCATTAAATACCACCAGTTCTATTCATTCGGAACATTGCATTATCAACTTGTGTGCGAACAGTTTCTTCATCTGCATCGCCTTCGATATTGACAGTCACGTTGTTGCCCGAGAATCGTGACGAGCCAGTGCCCTCCGAGCCAGTAATATTCGGGTCACGGTATGGGTTTACGCCACTCTGTGACATAGATTGCTGTTGGCTCTGGAAATCTTTGAGACTGCTCGTGGCCGAATCAATATTCGTCGCGGCAGTAGCAGCCTGTCCAGCGATAGCACCGAAAATTACTGCCAGTGCGCCAATGCCTGTTAGTGCAATAGCAGCAGCAAGTATTTTCATCGAGGCGGCAAGACCAAGCGTGCTTGCGATTGCAGAACCACTCACACCAACATAGCCAGCTAAATTAGCCACCAGACCAATAATACTACGACCCATACTAACTAAAGCAGTACCAGAACTCGCAATTAGCGCACTGTTAAATAGTAATACGGCACTATATGCTGCTAACAGACCAGAAACCAGCACACCAATAGCCTGTTCATTCAGGAATGGTATGATGTCGATAAGTGTCAACATTCCATTGACAAGGAACAACACACCATTAGCAACTTGCAGGAAGCCAATCGAGAGGCGGATAAGTGGCCCAATCATATCTGCCAACAGCCCGAAGAATACCATCAACTCGGGAAGTGTTGCCACAATGATATTTGACAGTATCTCAAACACATCGAAGTTGCCAACTCGATTGATGATTGCACCAAGGGCGTCAGAGGCGGCATCAGCAAAGAGAGCTACATCTCGGAGGAACGATGGCAATGTCTGAATAAGGAACTGTCCGACCCCTTCAGCCTCGTCTACGAGTCCGACAAGCGCATCTCCTTCCGACGCTATTGCCTGAAACAGTCGTTCAAGGCCGTCGATACCTCTTTCGAAGACGGGAGCAAGTTGGTCAAATAATGGCGAAAAAGCATTGAGGAAATCATCACGCACTTGGCGGGCTAATTCGAGAAAGCCTTCTGAAATGTTTCCCCCACCAATTTCTTGGGCGAATGCGATTGCTCCGAAGACTGTCAGTGCGGAGAGGGCTGCGGCAGCGGCAACAGCAGCACCCGCTAATGCCACGACGCCAGATATTATTGCTGGTAGTGTGCCAACAAAAATGACGAGAAGCGGCACGGCGCGAGCAACAGCATTGTGCAAATCAGACATCCGAAGATTTGTCTGCAAAAAGCCATCAGCCGCGTCGTCAGCCGCGTCTGCCGTTCGACCGACACTTTTGCCAAGACCATCAAAGTTATCAGAAACGCCATCGAAGGAATTTTGGACACCTTTCAACTGCTGTGTCAAAATGTTTAACTGCTCGCGCATACTGCCTTCGTCTTCAAATTCGACCGATGTGCCACCACCCCCGCCACCAACTTCTATCGAGCCGATTTCGCTAATCAAATCATCGAGACGGGACTCGACACCGCGCATACTCGTCATGCCTCCGCGTGTAGACCTATCGACACGCTTTTCGCCTAATACGATGTCACCCATGTCGCCCATGTCCATGCCCTCAAGCATACCAAGTTGGGTGATTAGTGCATCAAGTTCGTGTTCCCCACGAACATCCACGTCGATGGTAACTGGGTCGACGGCCTCGACAGCAGTTTGTACCTCACCGAGTTTGAATAGCAATCTATCTAACTCGTCATCAAAATCATCGATAACGTCAATGAGTATCGAGAGCTGTTCTACTTCAGCCATCTATCTACAGAGTGTGAGCGGGGTGTGAGTCGATTTCATTGGTAATCATGTGGTATGGGTCGTATGAAATTTGAACGGCGTCAGGCGGCTGTGAGAGACCTTAGAAAGTCTCAAAATTTCTTGCGGGCTGGCCATTCTTTTTCGAAGAACTGCCACCACTGTGTTAGAAGCCAGATGTAGCACCGTGTGCCTTACTCATACCCTTGGGGTTCGGGTCGGTATCCACGTCTTCAGTATGGTGGTCCTTGGCAAGTGTGTAGACAAACCGTTGCATTGGCGTTAGTTCGGCCTGCGTCTCTGCCAGCACCATGCCATTGTCGTTCAGCCCAAACACTTCTTGACCGTGATGGGAATGAGCGAACTCAATCAGTTTCCCTCGCCGTCGCCAACAGTCTGTACGAGTGACTGTATGCCGATGGTAAATGACGTGAACTTTGTCGAGTTGTCAATCATCGCGTCAATGTCGTCCTGTAGCGCGGGAAGTACGTCGTCAGCTACTTGCACCTTATGTCCGTACTCCGATTCGATTTCAGAGGCACGGTTCATGAAGGCTTCACGGATGTCTTCGTCGTCTGGCTCAACGGCATACTTTGCACATTTCCGTATGCCTTCGAAGGTGGTTTGAGACAGCACCTCAAACATATTGACGGAATTTTCTTCAAGTTCTTCCTCAAGTTCGTTGAACCGTTCACGTTCCTCGTCGGTAAGTTCGTCAGCAGACTGTAACTCCTTGTATTCTTCCATCGTGTCCTGTGGAAGCGAGTCACGAAGTTCCTGTAGTTCATCTCTGTCAATCATCGACATGACTTCAAAGAACTCAGGGTCTTTCAACTGTCGAACGGTAAGTTCGTGTTCCGTATTGCCGATGTTTACTCGAATCGTGCCACGCCAGTCTGCACCTTCTGAAACTTTCTGCCGAACGGTGTTCAAGTCACTCATTGCTATCTATGTTTGTAATATTGGTGTTCATTGTTCTTACAAGAATAGTTTGTCAAAATAAAAAGATAGTGTAGATTATCCGTTGTTCGTACCAGTCGTGGCTGTAGAGTGGCTCCAATTGGTTACGGTGTCGGAATCCTTATCCATGCGGACAGCAATCCCTTCAACTGCGTACTCTACTGCATCACCGCTGGACGCACTCATTTCTTCGGACGTAGTGATACAATACTCAAGTGCGTATTCCCACTCAAGTGTGCCGTCGTCGGCAGTCTTTTTTGCAGAGAACGAAAAGGCTTCCGAAACACCATCTTCTGTGGCAATCATCTTGAACAGTTCAACGTCTGTTCCCATGATTGTGAAGGACCAATTAAAGGTGATGTCTCCGAATGTAACACCATCTGGACGACGGCGACCAAGGCCACTAATCAGAGAGTCATCTTCTTCCTTGGTGATGGAAAATTCATCTGCCGTAAGGCGTCCAAGACCACCACTGGTATCAACAGTTGTCGAGCCGTCACCAGTTCCTTTTGTTAGCGTTAGCGTTACGTCGTTTGCGTTGTCAATAATGTGTTCAGACATTGGTGCTTATCTATGTAGCCCCACCGTTTCGAACGATGTCTCCCACCGTTATTGTCACGTCTATGGTGTCCATCACGTCAACGACATCAAGGCCAATGTCGATATTGACAGTGTTAGCATCAGCACTGTCTTGCTCGACTGAAACCTCATAGCCGTCAAGCAGTGGGATAGACGCATCAGTAATGCTGATATAGGCGTTACGGTGAGAACGCTGTAGTGCCGTTCGGTTAGCAACAGTGTTCTGGTCGCCAATAAACTCACGGGAAATGATGTGGGACAGTTCCGCCGCCTCGTCAATAATCTGCATCCCGTAGACTCGCTCAAACTTCGGCTCTGTCGATGTAGTCATGTCCTTGATAATGGTAGTCGGGGGGTAGTCAAGGAGTGGCATGACTTGAGCATCAATAAGGTCGCCCGCAGAGGTGGGTCCACCAATCGAATTTTTGAGTGCCGAGAAGCCACCGAGACTGTTGTTAGTCGAGGACAATCCGAGAGCCAGCGAAGCCAGTTCGCCAGCAACAGCAGCACTGGTGCGTTCCTCATTAGTTTCAGCAGCATCCGTGTAGCCACGAGACGGGTAGACAAGACTCATGCGACGTTCGTCTACACCATCGGTGTACGAAGCGGGGTCGACATTGACTGTGGCACCCGTCACCAGATGCATAAAGTCGAAGTTTGTGGCACGGGAATTGAGTTCCCCGACAATATCGTTGGCAGCCGACGTAGATTCGCCAAGGAGTGTGACTATGCGTGGAGATTCATCGAGCAACGGTTTGACAGCAGAGACAGAGTAATCTCCGTAGTCGTAGTCAAACTCGTAGTCACCATCGGGAGCGGAGTCAGCAAAATACTCCCCCGTTGGTGGGTACACATCAATCTGGTCAGCTGTCGACGGCGCAGATGTCGGCGGCTCGTCAACCAGATTCACGTTCGCATCCCCAGCGCCCGTGTCGGTTGCCGTAATACTGTGTTCCTCGTTGACACGGGGGTCAAAGACGGGAGCATTGTCGAGTACGCCGCCTTGCGTAGTCTGTGTCTCGGTAGTAACACTCTTCTCGGGAACGGGAAGTGCATAAATAGTGCCAGCCCCGTTCTGGAACGCAAGCTGAACGGCCTCATGCAGTTCGGAATCCTCTCCGAACTTGGTAGCCGCGTCAGTCGATGAACTAACTGTTGTAACATCTCCCGCAGTTGCGTTCCCGCTCGGTACGTCCATGCCACCAATCAGACCGACACTGTTTTCGAACGCGGCAGACACAGAAACGGTGCCGCCCGAAAGAACAGTAATCTGGTCAGATGGAATTGCTGTAGTTCCGTAAGTTACCATGTTTATGTTGTCGTTGTGTTAATATCTTCGATGTCGTCGCCACCAACGTCAATCGACGTGTTGATTGTCTCAATGGTGTCTGTACTAAATTCGTAATCTCTATGAAATGTTATTCGAACATCAAGTTGGTCGCCACGGATAACCGACTCCGTATCACCAGTGTCGCGAGATGTCGAATCGTTTACAGACACATCAACCACATCTGGAT